ACCAATTTATAGCTATTTTAATTAAAGCGGTTCAAGAACTTTCAGCTAAAGTTAAAGCATTGGAAGATGAAAGCTAAAAATAAAATAATTAGATTGCGTAAAAATAACCACTTTATGTCTACAGCAGATATTGCTAAAAAAGTAGGTGTAACTAGACAGTATGCTAGGGAAGTTTTACTTAAAAATAACCTAGAAACTAATGTCCCTAAACCCCAACGTGTGGTATACTGTAAAGTATGTAGGGATATAACTACTGATAGAGGTGGAATACATAACGGAGAATGTAGATTTAAATGGAATAGAATAAAATTAACGTGCTCTTTCTGTAGAATACCTTTTTATAGAAGCCGAAAAAGAGTTTTTCAAGGTTATAGATTAAAATTAAAAAATGTTTATTGCACTCAGACGTGCTATCAGACATTTAGAAAGCAAAATGTAAATGGAAATAAACAACGATTTAATACTACAATGGGAACCGAAAATCAACAAGATGGTATCGAATATTTATATTCAAGGGTATGACAGAGACGATTTAGCTCAAGAGTTACGTTTAATAGTTGTTAAAGCTGCAAAATTATATAATCCTAATAGAAATACTATATTTCATACTTATTTACATACTGCTATGGCTAATAGGCTTAAAACTCTTTGGGTACAAGCTAGTAAAAAATTACAGAGTTATAGTTTAGATATGTCTTCAGATACTCAAGATGATAGTGAACACTCCTATAAGTTAAGTGATTTTGTACAGCAGTTAGATGAAAATCTAGATGAAGTAGAATTTATAGATTGGTTAGACTCATTAGATCTTGATGAAGGAGAAAAACAATTTTTAGTGGATAAGTTTAAAAATTATACTATGAAAGACATTGAAGAGAACTTAAAAAACTTATCTAATACAAAATTTATCAATGGAGAAGAAACTGTGGTAAACTATTCCATATACAAAGTGAAGAAATCACTTAGGAATAAACTGAACGAAGAGAAATAGTATTGGAAAACTTTAATTTTATAGAATCGGGAGTTATCTTCGGTTTATGTGAATCGGGCAACTTCAAACAATTTACCTATGCCCCCAAAGATTTTGCAGAACATGGGGAGACATACACATTTATTCAAGAGTATTTAGATGAATATTCTGAATTTCCTACACCACAAGTTTTATTAGACAAATTTAGTACATTAAACCCTGATGCTCAATCTATAAACTTTAATTATTCCTTAACTCAATTTCAAAATCAAGTAATGTTTAGAAATATAATAACAGCGTTTTCAAATAGTAAACCTGTTTTGCAGGAAAATCCTAAAAAAGCACTTGGTTTAATTATGGATAAATTAAATGATATAGAGATTTTACATGATTCCGATGTAAATCAGTACGATACAGGAAACTTAGATAGGTATGAAGAGTGGAAGCGTAGAAGTTCTATTAGAAAAATGGGGGACGGATTAATAGGGATACGTACTCCTTTTCATATGATTAATGCATCTGGTGTTGGATGGCAACCCGGAGATTTAATTACTGTATATGCTAGACCTACTGTAGGTAAAACTTGGCTATGTTGTAAATTAGCAGCAGATTCTCTTAGAAGTGGTTATAAAACACTCTTGGTATCTACAGAAATGCCTGCATCTGCAATTAGTTTGCGTATGGATGTGTTATTAGGACATTCAATGGGGTATAAATTATCTCATAGTGCACTACGAAATGGTAAAGAAATTAACGAAGAGGAATATCAAAAGTTTTTAAAAGATACTAATTTCAAAAATTTACTAGTTTGTGACCATATTAGTGGGGAGGATAGCATATCTTTACCGAGTATTACTAATTTGGTTAGAAAATATAAACCTGATGTATTGATTATTGATGGGGTTTATTTAATATCTACTAATGATAAGAATAAAGCAGCATGGGAACAATCACATTCTTTATTTTATGGATTAAAAACTATGGCATTATCTACTAATACAGCAGTCATTGCTTCAACACAAGCTACAAGAGATGCAGCTAATATGTTTACTCAACCTACAGCAGGTCAAGTTGCATTTGGAGATGCTTTAATCAGAGCTTCTGATGTGGCATTATCTATGTGTATGATAGAAGATTCCCCTAATTTAAGAGAGATCGCATTTCAAAAATATAGAGATGGAGATTTAGGATCTACAGAAACTGAATTTGTATGGGATGTAGATACAGGAAGGATAGAAGAAAATCATGACTCTTTACTCTAGAAAAATATGTGGTAAGTGTTCAGGAGGAGGACAGTTTAAAACTGGACTTACCATTTTAGATGAATATACTTTATTAGATAAAACAGTCTTAGGTTTAGTTAAAAATGATCCTCATTGTGTTAAATGTGGAACTACATTCCCCGATGGATTTTGGAAGGAGGAAAATGGTTATATCTACAGGATACAACAACGTAAGAGTTAATATGAATTGGGCTAATATTTTAGAGAAACTAGGTATGAATGTTCCAATAGGAACAGACCAATTTTCAATTATATGCCCTTTCCATGAAGACAAAGTAGAGTCATGTTCTATTAATACTGATAAAGGTGTATGGATATGTTTTGCTGGTTGTGGGCAAGGAGGTTTAAAAAGTTTTATACGGAAATATAAGGGTTGGTCTTATTATGAGGTCACCAACTTTATCTCCAATAATTCAACACCTTCTGAACTAAAAGATGATTTATTTGAAATTAAATCTGAATGGGATACAAAAAGTGATGAAGATTTACCTATAGTTGAAATTCCTTATACATTAGGGAATGTACCTAGATGGATTTTTGATAGATCTTTTACTAAACTCACATTAAAAAAATGGAATTGTGGGGTTACAGGACAGAATGGTTTAGTAATTCCAGTAACGGATAAGGATTCTAGAACTGTTGGGTGGATTACTAGACAAGAGAAACGTATACCTAAATATTTATATTCTAAAGGATTGCAGAAATCCAAAGTATTATTCGGGCAATCTTTACTTCCAGATAATATGTCAGCAGTTTATGTGACTGAAGGACCTTTAGATGCAATGTGGTTAGACCAATTGGGTCTCCCTTCAGTTGCTTTATTGGGAATGAGTATGTCTCAAAAACAAAGAGATTTATTATTGACATTACCTACTAAAGAGATTATATTATGTTTAGATAATGATCAGGCAGGGAAAATTGGTAGGGATAAAGCGTTAGATTTATTATATGGTAAAATTACTTTATCATATATTAAATTACCTAAAGAATATAAAGATGTGCAAGATGTCAGATCTTATGATATAATACAAAATGTAATTAAAAATAGACGGTACTGGTAAGGAGGACATATGTCAGGAATCAGTATGATACAAAACAATATACAAAGTAAAGCAGCTAGGGTTTCACAATCCACTGAAAGTAGTGGTAAAGAGGTTTGGTTAAAAGATGGAGATCAAGTATTTATGAAATGTGTTGCAACGGGACATGAGGGAGATATTTATCTAGATGAATTTCATGTGTATGAGTTCCAAAGCGGAGCTGATAAAAGTTGGAGAACAGTTTTAGTAGTTGATGGAGAACCTGTTGATACAGTCCCAAGTGAAGCAATGTATTGGGAAGAAGGTCGTAGAAAAATGCCAAGACATAAATTTGCTTTATGGGGGTATGTAACAGAAATACTACATGCCGACCAACGAGATGATTCATGGGAAGAGATAACTAGTCCAGCTGGAAATAAGTTATATAAAGAAACTGTGAATGATTTTAAAATTCTAACTCTATCTTTTGGAGCTAATAATATTAATTGGAACCAACTAGTTGATATCTATGGAGATAATAGTTCTTTAGATAAAACTGTAACTAGAATTAAGAGAAGAGGGGCTAGTTTAGATACTACCTATACAATTACAGCTACTTCAGGAGATTTTGAAATCCCAGAAGATAAGAAAGCTGAAATTGCTAATTTAACTCCTATCAAAGAGTATGTTACTCAAAGATATGGCAAGATTGAATCATCAGATACAAGTGTTCCAGAAGACTCTGTAGCAGTTGATGACGATGATGATATGCCATTTTAATGATAGGATCATCAACCTCCATGAGTGTAGGCTCTCCGGTAATTGTCCTATCGGAGGGCTTACCTAAAGTAGATTATCCTATGATTGTAACTTCTGAAACATTTATTAATACCTTAAATTCATTACCTAAAACATCTGAATGGATTATTGATGTTGAAACTAATGGACTTGACCCTTATAACATGAATCAAATATGTGGTATAGGGTTACGCCCATTAACAGATAGTGCTGTTGAGGGTTATTATTTTCCATTTAGACATCAATCTGAAGAACCAAATCTTACTCAATCTGAATTAGAACAATTAGTATCTTTTATTAATAATACTTGTACTACTGTTATTGGATATAATGTAAAATTTGATGCTAAGTTTTTAGAAAATGAGGGTATTCAGATTGATAAGATGAAACTTATCGATGTTTTAGTTATGGTTAGAATGACAGAACCTACTACGATTAATCAATTAAGTTTAACTGATACAATTATTCGTAGTTATGGGGAAGAAGCTGGACAATATGATATAGAAACTAAACAGATTTTACGAAAGAATAAATGGAAGAATGATTTTTCATTAGCTCCTCCCTCTATTCTTGGACCATATTGTATTAAAGATGTGGCTTGGACTTATAAAGTTTACAAAGATAGATTGAACAAGTTAAATGAAAGCAGTCAGTTAGAATTATTTGAATTTCAATGTGAATTAACTAAAGCCTTATATGACATGGAAAAGCGTGGTATTCCAATAGATAATAAATATGCTAAATTAGCATGTGATAAGATGGCAGATAGAGTAGTTGTGTTAAAACAACGTATATATGAGTTAGCAGGACAGGAATTTAATATTAGTAGTCCTAAACAAATTGGAGAAGTGTTTAATAGTTTAGGTGTACATTCTCCTGCTAGAACTGCAAAAGGAGCAGAGGCTTGGAATGAAGCAGTCCTTGTTCAATTAAATAATCCTTTAGCAGGACTTATTAGACAATACAGAACTTTAGAAAAATTTAGGTCTACATATATTGAACCTTATCTAGATATGCCTATATTACATACTAACTTCTGTAATTGGGGTACTGTAACAGGTAGATTATCATCAAGAAATCCTAACCTTCAAAATATACCTAGAGATGTAGTTTATGTAGAAGATAGAGTATTATCTGAGACTGATAAGACTGAAATCAAAGATAGAGTTTTGGCTTTAGTTTCTAGTAAAGGTGGAGATGCTCAAACAGATCTAACAGACGATGTTTTAGATACATGGAGTTTTTTAGGTGGGGATAAGTTTGATAGAACTGATACTAGACAAGTTGCAATTAGAAATTTATTTGTTGCAAGAGAAGGTTATTCTATGATGGCATATGACTACTCTCAAATGGAAGTTAGAGTTTTTATGAACTATGTAGATAATGAAGAGATGAATGAGTTGATGAAACAGGATAATGTGGATTTTCATGGAGAAGCAGCGAAAATAGCATTTAATATGACTGAAGATGACCCTCAATTTAAATTCTATAGGCAATTAGCTAAGTCTATTACTTTTGGAGTTATATATGGGATTGGGAGGCAGAAGTTAGCATTACAACTAAATACTACTCCTCATGAAGCAGGTAGATATAAGGCTACTTATTTAGAAAATATGAAAGGTTCTAGAAGATTTTTTAATAATGTAGTTAGAACTATAGAGAGAAAAGGCTGGGTTAGGAATAAATATGGTAGGATTTACAAAGTGCCGAGTGATGTAGCTTATAGAGGGGTTAATTATTTAATACAGGGTACAAGTGCAGACATTATGAATGAGCGTATGGTAGCTATACATAATTACCTTAAGGATAAGCAAAGTAATTTACTTTTACAAGTTCATGATGAGATAATATGTGAGATTCATAATGATGAATTAGAAGAGGTAGCCCCAAAGATTAGGGAATTGATGATTGAAAATAGTTTAAATATTCCTTTAGAAGTAGATATGGAGTTATGTGAGCCATCTTGGGCAACTAAGAAAGATTTTAAATCAAAAGATGATAAAGTTTTTGAAGTAACTGAACACATTGATTGGGATTAATATGGAAGTAAGAGCTAGAAAAGACGAACCATTTGAAAAGTTAATGAAACGCTTTAAGAAAAAAGTGTTAAATGCTGATATAATAAATCAGTATAAAACACACCAAGAATTTACTCCTAAGAGTGTAGCAAGACAGGCTAGAAAAGCGAATAAATTAAGAAAGAGTAGGGAACAAAATGAGTGATAAAGATGTATTTCATTGTGAAGAAAATGATGATGAAGTTATATATTATGACGGATTTAAAGAAGCATTTATAGGATTAGGACATCAACAGTTTAATGGACCTTATGCTATATACGATAGGGAAAGATCAATAGAAATCCTTGCTAGAGATTTTTATAAAGAAAAGAAAAAAGAATATGATTTTGAAAATATGGATCCTGATGAGCAATTAAAAGTAGTACAAGAGGTAGGAGACGAAGCTTATATGGAAGCAGTGGAATATTTTGAATATAATACTGAAGGTGCGTGGATGGGAGATAGAACTCCTATATTTGTAATTATGAAGGAGTTATTGACACCTATAGATATAATAGAGGAGGATGAAGATGAGTAAAGCTAGTTGGAGTAATCCAAAAGTACAATATGATTTTACATGGGGAGAATGGAAAGATAGAGAAAAGAACCACCCTGACTTAACATGGAAACAATATAGAGAATTGAAAGGATACCCTGAGATGAAAGACGATGAAATTGGAAATGCACGCGATATAGAACCTAAACAATATAGTTTTAAGGAAGTATATAATAGAGATACTAAACCAAGTAGTGTAGACCCTGTTCATTATCATTTAGACATAGAACCTTTTGATTATATTCATGACAATGATATGGGATTTGCGGAAGGAAATGTGGTAAAATATATAAGTAGGTGGAGGTATAAAGAAAACGGGATTGACGATCTATACAAAGCAAAACAATATATAGAGATGTTGATAGCAAAGGAACTTAAAAATGGCGAAAGTAGGACTTAAATTAGGATTTACATTTAGAGTAGGTCCATTAGATACAAATCAGTACGCAAGAATGGACATGGAAATACATGATATAGATACTGAACTACCTATAGACGATCAATTAGAGGAAGCTGGGTTAACTTTAGATAAAGCTTATAAAGCAGTACATGATAAAGTTGATGGAGAGATTAGGAATATCTTACAGAAGGGTAAAAAAAATGATAAGTAAAGAGCATGTAAGAGCAATAATTACTGAACAGTTTTTATCTGAACGAGAGAAACAAGATTCTTCAGAATA